GTGCTCGAGGAAGGGGATCATCTCGGCGCCGGACTTGCCGAGGAGGTTCATTGCGACGGCCTGTTTCTCGGCGTCGTTGTCGCATTCCTTCATCCAGTCGGCGAGCTCCATCATCACGTCGGAGGACTGCTTGAGATTGCCGTTGGCGTCGGTGACGGAGATCCCTACCTTTGCGAACTCGTCGGCATAGGTTGCCACACCATCGCGGGCCTCCCCCATGTTCTTGGCGAGCTTGTTCATGCCCTTCTCGAGGGTATCGATGGAGGTGTGCTCCTGCTGGGCGGCGTAGGCCAGGCGCTGGAGCTCCTCGGCCCCCTCACCGGTGGTCTTCGCCATCGCATCGATCTGGACGGCGAAATCCTTGGTCTTGTTCATGGAGGTGACCATGAAGGTGCCGATGGCCGCGCCGGCAGTGACGAACGCGGCCCCCATGACATTTACGGCCGACTTGACCTTGCCCCCCATGCCCTCCATGGAGTGCCCGACGTCCTTCAGGACCCTCTTCGCCTGGTCCCCGGACGCCTCGATGATGATTTTTACCTTCTCGCTTGCTGATGCCATTTACCTGTTCCTCTTCGAAGCTTCTTCGAGCTGCCTCTGGATCTCGGCGTTGTGCCTCGAGGCGATGGCCTCATCGAACCAAAGGGCTATAAGGGGTGATGGTATCTGGGCTATCTCAGAGGGGAGCTTGCCGAACTTGGAGCAGACTTCGCCGAGGTTTAGAGCGGCATCGGAGTTCAGGAAATCCCTAAAGGGGTGAGATCACCTATTCCCTGGAGGTGGCCCATGGCACGGCCGAAGACGTCGAGCTTGTCTATCTCCTCCCACGTCTCGATGCTCTCATGCCCTTCCGGGATGACGTCATCGAGCGACTTGGGGACATATACCTTCGGCTCGATTACGCACCGTGCCACGATGTCGTCCATGGCCTTCAGGAAGTTCATGGTGCTATCGAGCTTCTCGATCATGTCTTCCGTTTCTTCCTCGGGCTCCTTCTGGTCCCCGGGCAGCTCGACCTCGGGCCCGCCGGTGGCCATGAACTTCCTCACGTCCGCCAGAAGCGGATTGTCGAAGGCCAGGCGGAGCGTGGTCGTGTTGAAATGCACTTTGACCTTACGGCCGCTCTTGAGCTCGATCTCTTCCATTTTCAGGCTCCTCTCCTTCTTATTGGCTTATACGTAATCCACGTCGTTGTTGTCCTTGAACGTCACCGTGATGAGCTCGGACCCGGTCACCTTGATCACTTCACAGGAGATGGTCTGGCGAAGTGTAGCCGGTTCGGGCCCGGGCGCGGGATCGCTGATGCTCTTGTAGGCAAGCCCTCCCGAGGGGATCTCGAACTTGAACTCCCGCTCATCGGCACCGGTTCCGTAGACGAAGTCCATGGTCACCGCGCCGGTGGCCACGGTCTCCACCACGGCGGTGCCTCCGCCGTAGAGAATGTCGGCGTAGTTGGTATCCGCGGTGTCGTAGATGATCTCGATATCCAGGGCCACGGAGAGTTTCTGCGCCTGGATGTCGTGCCTGTAGACCTCCGTGGTCTGGAGATCTCCCTCAGCGGTGTTGTCCAGGGTGAGCTTGAAACCGGTTATCCTGGTGAAGGCCCCACCGAACACAGTGAAGGTGCCGTCCTGGAATGCGAAGGCCCGGTCGGTCTCGTAGGTGTCGGAGGAGTTCGACGCCTCGAGAGTGGCCTTTATCCCCATGAAATCGACGGCCAGGGGGACGGGGTCCCCCGCCTTTCCGGTGACTGCGAGCTTGGATATCAGGCAGTCGATGATCCGCTCGGTCTTCACGTCCGTCTTGATGCCCCGCTCTATGGTGACGTAGGGCAGCGGCCTGGCCGGCGTCAGCACGTGCGTATACGGACCGGCCCCGCTCTTGGCGTCGGCGCCCAGGGCGTAGGCGAAGAGCATCGCGCCGGTCTGCGGCCTGATGTTCAGGTCGAAGCTGCCGTCGTGCTTGTGCATCTTCTTGTGCACGGTGAGGTCGTAGAAACCACCACCACCCTCTGGATAGATGTCCACGTCCTGCTCGGCGTCCATCTTCACGGGGGACAGGAAGCGCACGAACTGAGTGGGCGTTACGCCGGTCCCCTTCCCCGACTGCTTCAGGAAGCCAACGTAGCCGTCGTAGATCGATTTAAGCGACATCTTTTACTCACCCCCTTTTTCGGGCATTTTTTTGGCCCCCTTGGAGGGAGCCTTCACGACTTCGAAATCGGCTCGAGCCCCGGCTTCGGCCTCGGGCATCTTCACCACATCCCCATGGTTGAGGACCTTGTCGTGCCTCATGGAGTAGACCTGGGCCGAGCCTACATACCTGGCATCTACCATCTTCATCTAAACAACCTCCTCCTTATAGACCTCAAACTCTATGGCGACAGCCTTCAGATATTTCCGCTCTTTGTCGGTGAAAGTCGGGCTGTATTCCGTGCCCATATATCCGACCGAATGAGAGACGCCGCCGAGGGCGTAGTTGGTGGTGAGGATCTCCTTCACAGCCCTGGCGTATCTCATGATCTTCTTGATCAGGTTCTCAGCGTTCGAGTCCGTCTCAGCGACGAAGACGATGACACCATGCCTCTCGACGGCTCCATCGGTATAGCGCTCATCCGGCAGCGATTGAACTGCGTCCAGCACGCACACCGGATAGTCCTGAGCCGCGAAGTTCTTCTTGTACCACTCATAAGTCGTGATGTTCGAGCACGATATCCCGTCCCCATACTCCGCGTTCAGCGCGGTGATCTTCGCGTTCATATTCGAGGAAAGCGTGCTCTCGACCGCAGTGAGCACGGCCTCCATCCCTGTCATGCCCATTTAGATACCTCCGAAATGTACGTCCTGGGTCCGGACCTCCGCCCAATCCCGCCCGCCCATCCCCGGGTAGGACTTGACGGCGTGCTCGTGGATATACTTCATCCACTCCCGCTTTTGCTGCTCGGTGAGCTTGACCACCGGCCTGGCCGGCATCTTGGAGGTCCCCTTCTGGTGGTAGCCAGCCTTGGGGTCGTCTGCTCCCATCTCGAGGCGCTTGGGGGCCAGGCTGAACCTGGAGAAGGGCCCGGACTTGCCGGTGAAGGACTCCATCATGGCGCCTGTCCTCTGCAGGATGGGACGCCCAGGGTAATGGAGAGACTTCCAGGCCGCATATTGCGGGGAGAGCGGCGCCCATCCGCCGGCGGCTCCTCCCTGCGAGCCGAACATCTCCTTCTCGCCCTCGTAGAAGTTGTCAGCTATCTGCTCGAAGGGCTTGGAGAAGTCCGATATGTTATCCCCGAAACGTGAAAACGCCCGCGAGAACTGGACCTCGTCGGGCGTGGTCCTGAAGGTGAACTGAAACAATTAGTAGCGGTCCTCCTTCTTGAACATGGGCTCCTTGTCCTCGTCCTCACAGTCGGCGTCGTTCCACCAGGATCCGATGCCCCCCGTCGCCGTTGAGCTCATTGGGGCGTCCAGCTGGTGCTGCCTTATCCTCTCCAGGGCATCCTTGTAGAGCTTCGAGTAGAAGGCGGCGATATCCCGCTCGGCTCCCTCGATCTCGTCCGGCGTCCTGGAGATCTCCACCAGGGGAACGACACCGTAGCAGCAGTAGAGCTTGAGGGGCTTGAGCGCGTCGGCGTCGACCACGGGGGTCACGTAGCCCGCCTGCTTCAGTACGCCGTCCAGCTCCTGGGAGATCTGATCGCAGTAGTTGTCGACTTCGGTGTCGGTGGGTTTTGTCCCCGCGCCGAAGGTATAGGCCCGCCCGGCTACGGCCGCTTCGATATCCGCATGGGTCGCGTAAGCCATCGGTCTCCCTTTCTCACTTCACGAGCAGACAGTCGACGCCCTGATGGTTGTTGGTGGGAATCACCAGCCCGCCCCTGTTACGCATATACCCATCCCTCGCGGGGCTCATCCACGTCCTCAGGCTGCTCATCGCCTGCAACTCCTCCCCGCTCGCCGCATAGCCATCCTGCATAAATTGCAGTTGCACGCAATTCCCGCTGTTCGGCAGGCTCAATGTTGCAGGCAGGCTTGTCTCGAAAGATACGGCGACGGGGGATTCATCCACATAAGCAAGCGTTCCCGCATCGCGTTTCACTATCCGGTAGTTGTAGGTATCCGCCACCCAGATATAGGTGCCGTCGGTAGCTACGCCGAAGGGCTGATTGAACTGGTCATCACCGGAGCCTTGGGAGCCTACCTTGGAGACATAAGACAGGTCGGAGGCCAGCCGCTTGACTATCCGGTGGTTGTAGCGGTCCGCCACCCAGATATAGGTGCCGTCGGTAGCTACGCCGAAGGGCTGATTGAACTGGTCATCACCGGAGCCGGACGGTGTACCATCCGCAGTTGCCAATACACCGTCAACCGCCAGCCTCAATTCAATATCCGTGCCGGTATAATGCCGCGCCCAGGCGATAACGTGAAACCCCGCCGCAATCGCAGAGGTGTAATATTTCGCCTTGCCCGCCGTACCGTTCTGGCAGGAGAACACGAGTCGAGAGCCGGAAAACTCTACCTGTATCCCCGAGTTAGCGTCCAGCAAGTCAAGATGCACGCGGTTGGTGGAGGACATCGCCTGGGGTATCCAGAGGAAGATTATCCCAGTCGCGTCATTACCCGCCGTTATGGGCGTTGGGAAGGTACAGGAGGTGGCCAATGCTTCGCTCTCGACGAAGGGGGGGGGGACAGCACCAGAAACCACCTGCACACAATCACAACCTATTTTATCCCCGACCTCAGCATTGCCCGTCTGATAGAAGGGGTAAACTATGCGGTTAGTATCCCCCGCGAAGGTCTTAGTGACGGTGACTTGTTGCCATTCGGTTGTAAGCGTAACCGGACTCCCCCACGTTACACCCGATACATCTCCTTGGAGACCAGGTCTAAACACAGAGCCGACAGCACCAGCATTGTTCGCCCTTATCAGGGCAGTAAGTGTGTATTGGGCATTCCCCAGTACGGCAGCAGCATCAACATAAATCCTTCCAGGGTCTGCAGATGAAGCAGTGCCCTCCCAGCAATAATCGCCGTGGAAACCACCCGCCACTACATCACCCGTAACGGCTGTGAGGGTGTAGTCACCATCGGTAGCATCCACTTCAAAGCTCGTATTCTGTATCCCCGCAGGCAACCCCGCCAGCAGGTTCGTCCTCGCTTGGCTGAGCACAACTCCCCGCTGCTTATCCCCCGCAGGCAGGCCGATGATTTGGAAGTCGTCCCAAAATTTATGCAGGTCGTCTCCGCTGGTAGAGCCGCCACCGAGGGTAGCGTCCTGCCCGTTGAGGAGGTTGCGCAGGCTACCGGGGGGCAGTTCATTGACGACGGTGAGGAGGCTCATCAGTCACCCCTCCGTTCTTCCCCATCCCATGTCCTGCCGTTAATGTCGACCCCCTCAATCCCAACCTCTGCTATGTCCACAGCCGCGGCCTTGACCACGATGGTCTTAGGCAGCTTCGCCGCCTCCGCTTTGAGTACGGTCAGTTTGATCTTGCGCTCGGCTACATACTCGGCGGTGAACTCTGGCGGCTCTACCTCCTCTGGAACGTCGAACTCTCCCCCCTCCTCTTGAGGGGGGTTCACAAACTCGGGGGCGGTGTATGCGGCCATGAGCATCGAGCCTACCGCGTCCATGCGGAGTGCGCCCTTACCGTCGGTGAGGGGCATATCTATGAACTCGACATGACAGAGCTTCGAGGTCTTGCCGTCCGACACCGTGGCCTCGGCGTAATGGACAAGGCCGCTCTCGTTCTCCCCGACCTTCAGGTTGGAGATGGTGAGATCCGCCATGGATGATCACCTCACCGCCTGGACCCATACGGAGACGGCGCCTGCCGTTCTCACAACGTCGATCTTGATCAGCGGCGGCGCGAAGTCCAGCCGCTCCACCCTGTCCAGGGTGAGGGCAGCCCCGTGCTGCTTATAAGCCGTCGTGGTCGTGCCGTCCGAGAGCGCGGCCTTTACGGTGATAGACCCGGCGAAAGCCCCCTCGTCATGGGCCAGGATAAGGACGCTCCTGGCCCCAGCGAGGTTTACGGCGTCGGAGGTGTAGTCGGCGCTCTTGTTATCGACTGGTTTCAATACCGATCCTAAAGCCCTGCGAAACTCGCTCATTTCTTCATCCCTCCCCTGCCTGATGTCGCAGGTTTTGTCGGCCTGGCTTTGGCTGCCTTCTTTACCGGCGGTTTTTCCACCGGCAGCTCATCTTCTGGTTCCGCCTTAGGCGGGACCGCCTTCTTCGATGTCTTCCTCACAGGTCTCTTTTTTATCTCTTTCAGGACACCCGCGGAGATCTTGTCGGCCTCCTTCTTGGGGAGGGTTATGGTGTCTCCCGGGCTGTAAATAACTCCGTCGCGTTTCAGGTTGCGACACACCTTGTACTCGGGCATGGTTCAACTCCTCTCGGTGTGGGGTAAGGGGGCCGACATAAGCCAGCCCCCTTGGCTCTCCTAGCTCGGCAGGAACTCCAGCACCAGAACCGGCCCTTCGAGATTTGAAGGGCTGTTGGCCTTGGTGAGGTCCAGGCTAACTACATCGCCAGCGGCCAACGTGTTGTTGGCCAGTGTTCCGAGGTCGCTCGCATCGTATGCCGTCAGATCCACACCAGTCGCGTATGCCTTGGTGACGATGACATCGGTGCCAGAGCCGTCGCTTCCCCTATTGGTCAGGACGACCGTCCACTTGTTGGTGTCGTTGCCCGTGATGTCGGCGGTAACTACCAGCCATGCGGCATTGAGCGTTCCAGCCACCGGTGCAACGAACACGCACTTGCTGTCGGACGCGCTCTGGTCCTCGAGGGATATCGCCACGACACGACTGTTGGCCGCGTCGCTGAGCTTTGCCGGCGTCACGTTTGCCGCCTTGATCTTAGCGGTCTCTACCGCGTCGCTGGCCAGCTCAGCCGCTGCGATCGAACCGGCCGAGGCCTGCACGTCGGCAGAGATGGCCGGAGCTACCAGCTTGCGGCGGAATTTGTCGATACCCATGACGCCACCCCCTTAGGCGACGGCGTCAACGATG